ACGTATCAACTTCGCTTCCTTCAATAGCTCGTAATCTCATCTCTTGGTCCCTCATATAATCAATGAAGTCTCTAATCTTTTTATTCAAAGTAACAGTTAATACTTGATTAGATAAGTTGTTCGTTGAATTAAAAACATATTTTGCATTCAATATCATATAAGTTTGATTACTAATTCCATGAAATGGTACATTAACAATAGCAGTATTTCCTGGAGTAACATCCACAACTCCATAAATAGTAATCTTTCCTTGAATTTTTGGGTCTTTATTTTCTGAAAGAAAACCACTTGCTTTTAATGATGCTTCATCTTGAGACTTAATATTCCTATCAATAACTACTTTATCTTTTTGCCCATACGTATCAATACTTGTTGAATCTGATTTAATACTAATCAAAGGGCTACTTCTTTGATAATCAATAATAACAGAACTTCCAGTCCATCCTGTATTATCTCCAGCAGTTGTACCACTTGTCAAAATAACACTTCTTGCATTAAAGTTCACCAAAAATTGTACATTTTCTTCTTGCGGATTTGCTACTCCATCAATTCCACCAGGTTGTATAGGAACATTAGGATTTGCACTTCCAATAAAAGAAACATTAGAAGGTTTATCATCAACAATATATACACTTCCAGCTTGTGTTGAAAATGTTTGGCGCACTCCTGTTAATTGCCTGTCACCATATACTGTCACATTATTTGAAATATCACTATCCGATTGTTTAAAATCTGCATTGGTGATATTAGTATTATCAAAAGTAATTCCAGATGCAATACTATCCTGCTGAACAAAATTCAAATCTTTATCAGTATCAATATAAAAATAAAACCCCGATAAATCAGCTAATTGTTTCAAAGCATCAAATACCGAAATATTATTAAATGTTATTTTATCAATATTTGTTCCAGTCACATTAACATTATTGAGTGTAATTCCTGAATCATTTGTATTTTGTATCATTAATGATTTAACAATACTACTTGCTTCTGCATTTGTAAAAATTCTAGGAGCAACAATAATATCTTGAAGTATTGCACCATAATCTCGACCTGTTAAAACAACTCGTTCCTTTTGGGATTTACCTTTGAATTGTATATCCTCTATAATTCCTAAAAATATCTTAGTTGTAGCTGTCGCGTCTTTGTTTGCCCACAATTCAACAACTTTGTTTAATGAAAATGTATCATCATACTGACCATTCTTATTGTCAAATTCAATAACGAAATTACTTGTTGCATTGAATGCATTCATACTTTCATTCAATTCAATCTGGATTGAATTATCATATTCTACATTATTTATTTCAAGTTTTGTATTTATTACCATCTTAGTTTAACCTTATAACATTATCCATTTTATCTGCAAAAGCATCCGCCATATTGTCTGGGTCAGTACCAAGAACGTCTCCTTCAATATTTATATTTGTTATTCTATCTTCTTTAGACTCTTTTGGCATAGTTGGAAGTTCACCAAATTCTGCCATCTCACCTTTTAACCCACCTAAACTTACTTTCCCAATTAAACCAATATTGATTCCAGGTATAATATTTATTCCTTTTATCAACAAATTAATCATTTTTATTATTCCATTAATTGCTTTTTCAATAAATCCAACAATAAAATTCCAAACTGAAACAACTACATTTCTAATTCCAATAAAAACATTTTTCATGATTACACCCATTGTTTTAGCTGCAAATACTATTTTGTCCCAATTCTTTACTAGCCAAACACCTGCTGCTATTAATAATCCAATAACTGCAATAACAGCTAATACTATTACAATCCACCAAATATTAGCAGCAACAAATGCTAAACTTGCTGTTACTGCACCCCATATTGCAGTAGTTGCAGCAACTAACATCCATACAATAAGTGATTTTAATCCAATCATAATCATAAGTGCTCCTCCTAATAACAATATTCCTGCTGTTATTGCAGTAATAACTATAATTGTTTTCTTTATTGGCTCTGATAAATCTAACCAAAATTTAGATACTTTTTTTATAACATCCCCCATGAATTTTATTGCAGGAGCAAGTGTTTTATTGACTACTCTACCAATATCGATTAACATATTTCTTGCCTCACTCATAGCTACACCCCATTGATATTGAACTGTATTTTGCATATCTTCAAATTGTTTTTGAGACAGTCCTGCAGAATTTGATACAATATCAATTGAAGTAGCAACATCTTCTGCTGATAAACCTAATAATGGAAATACAGCTTTTAATGCTCTTACATTTGGAAACAATTTTCCTATTGCTTCTGTATCTCCATCTACATGTTTATTTAATAATTTCAGAGATTCATTCAATCCGATTTCTTTAACCATTACAGAGGCACTTTCAAACCCTAATGCTTTTACAGCATCTGACATATCAGTTGTAGGTTTAATAAATCCTCTAATAACTGCACTTAATGATGTTGCTGTTTCTTCACTACCTGCTAAAACTTTTGTTAATCCAGCAAATGTACCTAAAGTTTCTTCTATTGTCATACCAGCTTGTCCTGCCATACCTGCTACAGTTGGAAATGCTTGTGCCAACTCTCCCATAGTTGTCTGTCCAGCTTTAACAGTACCTGCAAAAACATCCATAACTCTATCAGTATCACTAACATCTAAACCAAATGCTGTAATCGCTTTCGTTCCAGCAAGAATAACATCTGACAATTCAGCAGAACCTCCTACAGCTGCTATTGTTGCTTTATTCATAAATAATTGTGCTTCTGCAGTATCAGTAATACCTGCGGAAATTACTTGGTATAATCCACTTAAAGCACTTATTTGGTCTCCTTGATTACCCATTAATACATTTGTTTCTTGGATAAATTTACCATATAATTTTTGAGCATCTTGACCTTTTTCCAATAATGTATTAACTTTTGCATATTCAGTTTCAACTTCTGCTGCTGCTTTTCCTGCTTTAACAAATCCACTAACAATTAATGCTCCAGCAACTACAGAAATTGTCCCCATCAAAAGTAATCGTTTATTAACAAGTGCAAATACACCACTAAACTTATCTACTGCTCGTATAATTATATTTATACCTGCTCCTCCCAATGCCCCTGCACCCAATGCTCCTAATACCATCTTATAATATTATCTCCATTATACAAAATCCCAATATCATTCCAATTATAAACCAAATTATTTTCATCATCTGTGCTTTCCTCTTTTCATTCTATTTTTTCTTTCCATCTTTTTATAATCTGAACTTTCCTTTTTAGATTTTCTATTCTCTGCATTAACAAGCATCTTAATTTCAGGATAAGTCAATTTTGGTATGGAGAAAAATGTATAACCTTGATTATGAAGCCAAAGTGACATATCCTCCTCCGTAATTACTTTTTTAACTCTAATTCTTGCTGTTCTATCACTTCTTGAGTTTTTTCACTAACTTCTTTTTGTGAAATTCCCAAAGAAATTGATAAAATTGCTGTTGCCAAAGCATTAGCCCAATTTGGTTTAAGGTCTGTTAATTGCTCATCAGTAAATTTTGGTTCAATTAATCCAATCTTAATGATTTCATTATCTGCTTTTATCTTTTCTTCTATTGTACCAGAAGTTGCTTGTGCATGAATCTCTTGAAGCTTTCCTCTTGTCAATGGAATTATCTTAACTTTTGGATTCTTTGGTAACATAGTTAATTCTACTTCTTGTGGAATTAAAATTCCTTCTTCACTTCTTGTGAAAATCATTTCACTTATTTCTACCATTCGTTTTTTGTCTCCTATTTATTTAGTTCTACTGAAATCTTCTCAAAAATTAAAGAAGAAAAATAAAAAAATTTTTGTTTACCACGCGTTGTAATCTACAATTACATCTTCTACAGTAGCACTAACATGCTGTGGAACTATTGTTAATGTTTGGTCATGACTTCCTTCAACTGGTGATGGTGTTTCCATGTCTGTAACTTTACATCCACTCATTATAATATATGCACTACCTGCTGCTCCAATTGATTCAATCATTGCATTAAATGTACTACCTCCTAAGAAGTAAGCATCATAAAATGTTTTAGCATTAATTGAATCCATCTTAACAGTTGTAGTCAACTCATAGTCTCTATTAATAGGTAATGATTCTGCAATTACTCTACTACCATTATTGTAATGTCCAGCTTCCAAATTATTATTAATCGTTAATGAAAATTCGGTTGCATTATCAATACCTGTTCCTGATGGTATTTGTAATGTCGCTTTACTATACATATATGGTCTTGTTGTAGTTGGAGTAACCTTTGTTACTGCTCCTGATGTAAATGTATCTGATTGTGCCATGTATCCAACTTCACAATTTACAGGTTCACCTTGACTCCATGTAATTCCCAAAGAATCTATCAAACAACCGTTAAAGGTTCTGATAAAATTATTTCCAGCAGTTCCATTATTTTTACTATCTTCTAAAGTAAAACTTGATAATGACTGACCAGGAATATTGTAACTCACATCATCACTATTTGTTTCTGTAAAACAATGAGATCCAGCACTTGTTGTCTCTCCGACGCTTCCAATAGCCATTCCTAAAAATTTCCAATCCTGTGGGAAATATGTAAACGTTCCTGTAAAGTCTAAATTACCATCTTCAAAGACATCAACATTTCTATCTGTTGAACCTTGATATCTTATTGGTAT